ACCGGTGCCTTGTTGTTGTTACCGTCACCATTGACAATAACATCGAGAATTTCCTCTACCTTATCCTTTGCCACTTGCATAGCAATCCTTCTAAGATGAAGTGCAAGCATGTCAATTTTCATCCGGCGAAGGACTTCGTAACTTGCTTCGATAGCCCTACCGAATTTGTAAATCTTGACAACTTGCTCCCTGCCCTTGATTGCCACCCTGGGCAGTTCAGCAGCTTCAGTTATCCTTTTCAAACCCTGCTTTTCCGGTTGGTCATCAACATAGAATGTCCTATAGGTATCAGAATCAATCGTAGTAAAAACACCAATCAGATAGGGCAGCATAGTATCTTGGACAACTGCCTCTCTTACGGTCCTTGCAATATATTCGGGGAACAAGAACCTGCTTTCCTCTGTCCGGTAAAACGCCTGCATTTCACTTGCCACAACGCCCTTGTCATAAATCGACTTAGTAAAAATGTTTTCCTGTTTCAACGCCCTTTGGAACGCATCAAGTTTCTCACCTTCGGGGGTAGGATATTTATTTTCCAAAAATTGTGAAATGCTTTGTTTTGCTAACCTTGCCTGGTCATACATAGCACGACTTAATTCAATAGTCATATTCTGGATCACTCTCCTTTCTTTAAATTAGCCAATCAGAACCATTACTTTGTGATTGGCAGAGTCAACACTGACAGCTTTAGAATTGCTACCTGCGCCAGCAGAAACAGCCACTACTTTACCGGCACCATTTACTGCTACAAAATTACCAGCAGAAGGCAAACTACCAGAAACACCCTCGAATTCGGTATAGCCGGCATCCTGAACGGTTACATAACCGTCAAACTCATACTGGTTAATCTTGCCGATCAAAGGTTTACCAGTAGTGCCAAAACCTACCTCACTATCACCTGTAATAGTTACAGCCTTGCCGATAACAGCACTTCTGCCGTCGTTTTCCCAATCCATTGCATTTTTGACAGCACTAACGAGGGCAGCGTCAGCCTTGTAGGTTGCAGCCCTATAGCCGATACCTTCATAGTCAAGCCCGCCACGTCCAATAGTCAAATAAATCAACTCCTTTCTTGAAATAAAAAAACCTGCTCATTGGCAGGTCTGTTATTGAATACAACCATTTTGGTTATATTTACATTTCAAATGCTTCATCAGGATAGTCAACAGCATCGTTGCTTGCCTTATCAGCATCAGGATCGCTTTGTCTACCAGCGGGAATAGCCGATTCTGCCTGCTTTTTGAAGGTTTCAATGATGGCTTTTAGTTCATCGGATTTCATAAATTTAAACCTTATATCCCATGAATTCTTGCCATACTTTTCACCTTCTGCCCGAACACCCCATTCTTCAGCTTCCTTCTTGAGTGCGTTAAGGTGATCTTCGCCCTCTTTTGCCAATCTCAATAGTTCGTCTGTTTCAATTTCCCTGCCCATCTTTTCCTTAATTTCTGACATTAAAACACCGACAAATTCGGTATTTTCGTCAGTGCCTTGGTTCGTTTTTGACGCTTCAGCACTATCCTTAATGGATTGAACCTTGGCATCCCATTTTTCGGCAACGCCTTTAAGCAAATCTTCGATCTTGCTTTCACCTTCTTTGTATTCCACGTTGAAGGTTTCAAACAGTTTTAAAGTTTTTTCGTCCATGCTTGCATCACCATCCTTTCCTAAAATATCAGTTCCACTTTTCGCTAAAGTAACACCCTGCGTTATAAATTTCTTCTCAATATCCTCCCTTCTGGCAAAAGTTAGCAGTTTGCCCTTTCTGGCACTAAAAGTATGAAATAATGAAACGCCAGGGGATAAGCCCTTCATGTCATCAACTAATACCATGTCGGCATTTTCGGTATTACCATCCATTGATAAAGTCCCTGCACCAGGATAAGCACCATCAAAAACAATGGAGTTTTCATACAATCCTCCTGGGGGCATGGCTATCACATGGCAAACTTCACCATCATATTCCCTACCTGCATAGTGTTCACATTTGCGATAATCCCTGTAGTCATTGCCACAGATAGAACACTCGTATTTATCAGCACCCCAACCGATAGAGGTATCAAAAAATGTCCCATCCTCAATACTGGCAATAATGGCATCCGTGCTAATTCCATCAATCTCTTTACCCCTAACAATGTAATGATCAGCGTGTAAGGCCCACTGTTCCCCCTCAGCATCACTCCTTTTAAGTTGTGAATTGAATGTCCTGCCATAGGCAATAGCAGCCTTGGGCCTGGCAAAGAATCCCGCCCACGGGTGATCAATTAAAAGGCTAACCCCTGAATTGGCATCATCCCTGAACACGTTCAGTAATTGTTTGCTAATCTGCATATATCTGTTCGGGATGATCATATCGCCAACCAATTTATCCGGGAAAACGAAAACTTGCTCCGGTTGTAATTCTATCTGAGCAAGTTGGTTTATCATTTCCATCTGTTTTTCAGTAGGAACGCCAAACTGTTTACCCAATTATCTATCCCCCCTTCCTATTTCTCCCCTTGGGATTTTCTTCAAGGATTTTTATCCCATACCCGCAATAGAAACAAGGGTTATCTTCCATCATCGAATCCTTAACCCTTCTGCCGCAAATAGGACACTTTTTCTCCATGTAAAGATTCTTCCGGTAATCTACTCTTGCATTTGTGTTGATTATCATTGTTCAATCCCTCTCCTGCACCCAAAGAAACCCTAATCTGTTCTTCGGGGTAATCTTGACCATAAGCACCATCTGCACCAATAATTTCTTGAGCAGCCTTATCCGGGCTACAAAGTTTAAGGAACATATTCCTTGCCCAAAAGTCTTGATTCTTGAGTTTAATCTCTATCCTCTGCAGTTCGCTTACATAGTCAATATCGTTATGGGTAAATACGGGAATCGCCTGAATTCCTTTTACCCGTAGCCATAGCCTTGCAATTTCTTCTATTAGCCTCTTACTTCCCCTTTGGGTTGACTTAATACCCTGAATAGTGATGCTAAATTCAACCGTGCTGTATGTTTCAGTTTTCCCGGCATGTCTGTTTGCAAAAGTGCCCAATTGTTTAAGAGCGTTTAGTATCTGGACATCAACTGTTTCCGTAACTGCCCTAACGTCAAGAGAACGGTTAGCATTGGCCCCACCGGTCATATTAACAGTAATATCGTCAAAGTGGATATAGTCACTATCCGGCCTCTGATTATGAAAACTTTTCCGAACCTGCTCAAATATCTTTTCATACCATTCCAACTGTTTTAGGGCATTGTATTTGTATTCCGCAGGCATGGTTTTAGCAACCGCCTCCCGGTCAATAGCAATGTCGTTCCTCGGCCATCCCTGCCTATGCAATACCGCTTGTAAGTCTTGAAGTATCTGCATCTGAAAATCAGTAGGTTGCAATGCCGGGGCAAGCAGTAAATTGCCTCTTGGATCATTTATATCCGGGTCGGTCGGCACACTGTAAAGGTTGGCATCCTCAAGTGATACTCTACCCTTAAATGCCTGTAGTTGGTAGGGAATCCATACCTTTACCATTTCTTTCTTCCAGTTCCCATGTGATTGTCCTGGGGTCAATAACATGAACGTCAACAATATCCGTCCTATCATCGCTAACCTCAACTTCAATTATCTGGTTACCAAAAAGGTAGGCAGAAGTATGAATGATATTAATTAACCCGTCAAGACCTGCATTTGAAATAGCATTAACCCTTGACGCAAAATCACGCCATTCATCTTCTAATCCAGTCAGCAGTTTCTCACGGTTATTAGCATCATAGAATTGCATCTGGTGGCCCTGGTTAGATAGGCGGACAAAGTTCCAAAGAGCCATTGAAACATCAGGAACCTTCTTCCGCAAGAAGTCTATGGCATTAGCTTCGTCAGGGATTCTCCTAAGTTCTGCCAAAATATCAGATGTCCGGGAACGATAAGGGGAAAATGAACCGGCATGACTACTTGTCGAATCGGCAATTCTTCCTGTATGAATCGGGGGGTCAGCTCTACTGTTCCTGCCCCTTCCGAATAGTTTTTTCCAAAATCCCATTTATCCACCGCCCTTCCAGCCTTTCGGTTTATCCCCTAAGTCTATGAACCCGATATAATCGCAATCCTCACAAATCCATATCGGGTCATAGACTTTTTTACCGTTTACATTTCTTACCATATCGTCAATTATTACCCTTCGTGAATTACACAAGGGGCAAGTGTATTGTTTTTTCATTTCATGTAATCACTCCATTCAAGATCGATAACGTCACCATCTTTTAGATTAAACTTTTCTCTCAAGCAGACTTCGGCAACTATTTCAAGTAACGGCTTTTTCCCATGAAATTCTCTCCACTGGAATACCCATACCCTTTGTTGGTTATTTAATATTGCAGGGTA